AATAAGTCAGCAACAGAAATAATTGACACATTACAAATGTTTGAAAATTCAGGACATGGTAGTTTTACTATTAAAGAATTAAAAGAATATTTTGCGTCATTGAAATCAATTAAACAAAGGAGGAAATAATGTTATATTTGCAATACAAAGATTGTAAAGAATTATATGATGTTTTGCAAATACGTTATATAAATGATAAGTTAGATACCAATCAAATTAAAGTATTTGAAAAAATTGAAAACTATCTTAATTTAATAGATGATACTTGTGGAAGAGATAGGATAACAAGGGAAGATAGAGAATGGATGAACGATTAAAACTACTTTAAAACTATTTTAAACGTAAGTGAGGTGATTCTATGGCACGTAGGAGAAGAAAAAAACTATTTGATTTCATACCATTCAGTTTTAAACAAAAACAAGTACTAACATGGTGGCATCAAAATAGTCCAGTATGCGATTCAGACGGTATTATAACTGATGGGAGCGTTAGAGCAGGAAAAACCATAATAATGAGCTTATCATATGTGTTATGGGCAATGTTCACCTTCAATGAAGAAAATTTTGGCATGGCTGGAAGAACACATGGATCATTTAGACGTAATGTAGTTATAGTGTTAAAAATTATGCTTGCTGCTATGGGATATAAAGTAGAAGACAAGCGTTCAGATAATTATCTTATTATAAGTAAAGGTAATGTAACAAATTATTTTTATATATTTGGTGGAGCAAATGAAAGATCACAGGATCTGGTCGCTGGTTTTACAGCAGCCGGGTTCTTTTTCGATGAAGCAGCAAGACAAGTAGAAAGTTTTGTTAACCAGGCAATTGCCCGTTGTTCAGTTGAAGGTTCAAAAATTTGGTTTAATTGTAACCCTGAAGGTCCTTATCATTGGTTTAAACTTAATTTTATAGATGAAGCAGTTAAAAAGAATTTAATTAGAATACAATTCCGTCTAACTGACAATCCTAGTCTATCTGCTAAAAAGAGAGCATTTTATGAGAGACAGTTTAGTGGAGTATTCTATGATAAATACATTTTAGGACTTTGGGTAATAGCAGAAGGAATAATTTATTCAATGTTTAACAAAAGCATGATAGTTAATAAAGTGCCAAGAACGGTTAAAATGAGGCATAAATGGATAGGAGTAGATTATGGACAAAGTAATGCAACTACTTTTGTATTGTGCGGTTTGGGTAGTGATAATAGATTGTGGATATTAGATACCTATTTTCATGAAGGTAAAACATCACAAGTACAAAAATCGCCATCAGCATATGCAAAAGATTTTAGGAAATGGCTACTTAAAAACGGAATGGAAGGTTATTTTGTGAATTATAGATATATTTTTATAGATCCATCAGCAAAAGGTTTTATGCTACAATTATATGAAGAAGGAATACCAAGAATAAGACAAGCAAATAATGAAGTACTAAAAGGAATAGAATTATTAAGCTCAATTATTCACAACGATTACTTTAGAGTATTAAAACATAATATTGATGTTATAAAAGAATTATCCGCATATAGTTGGGACCCTAAAGGTCAAGAACGTGGTGAAGATAAACCAATTAAGCAGCATGATCACTGTTTAGATGCTATTAGATATATAACAAACGGAACAAGAATAATCTGGCAAAAATTAAACGTAACATTACCAAGAAATATAGTGCGTGAATTATTGGATAAGGAAGTAGCATAATGAATGTAGGATATGCAAGTACCATGAATCACAACGACGAAGAAGCAATTTGTCCAATATGCGGATCAGATGTTTATGGTAGTAAATATGGAATAGATTATGTCTGTATAAACAAAGAGTGCATATTAAATAAATTAAACGCTGGAGAATTAATTAGAAAAATTGAAAAAGTGATTGATAATTTATAATTAGAAGGCAGTTTAATAATATGCAAAACCCCTAATTTATGTTATAATAGAACCAGGAGGTGCATTATGAATATTTGTCGTAATATATTGGAATTCTTTTCAATATTATTTATAAGTGCAGTAATAGCTTTTATAATGACAGCAATTTGGTCTGTTATTATTACAATATCAATTGCTATTTTATCAACATTTTAAATTAGGAGGCAGCTTGAATGAAATTTAGAGACACTGTGGGCAAATGTACGTTAGTATTAAAAGGTACACCAACAGAAATTAAAGAAGTGTTAAGATTTTTATATAATAAGAAAGAACCCGAACATAAAGAAACAGTGGGTGAAAAACTGGCAAAGGCAGTAAAATAATGAGTAATATTGATAAAGCTTTAGAAGTTATAATGCCAATAGCAAAAATTTTAAATATAACAGAAAATGAAGCACGTGAGGCATTAAATATAGTACAAGAATATTATGCAGCAAAAGCAAAACAAGTAGTAAAACCAGTTTATAAAATTATAGGTAGCACTTATGTAGTTGAATTAGATCCGCTTCAATTAAAATTAATAGTAAATCAAACAAGTGGTAATGACTTAACTTTAAATAATGCTATGAATGCTTGTTTTGTAGGACACCAGCTAAATAATAAAGCTTATCCAATATCAATGCTTATAAGTGAAGGTAATATTATACACAATGCTCAACCAAATGGATATTGGAGTGGACTGCTAAAAGGGAAAGGGATAAAAACACCAACATTTATAATTTTTAAAAATGGAATAGTAACTATGACAAATACAAATGATTTAAGTAGTGAAGCGGAAAGAATACAAATGGCAGTAAGTGGAGTTGGGTGTTATCCTAAAGTTACTGGACAAGGCTATATTGGATATGTGCCATGGAGTTCAGTAGCGAGAGCAACAAATAGAATTGGAATAGGATACAGAGCGAAAGATAATAAAGTTCTTTTAGTTTATAGACCTAATACATCAGTAGCACGTTTACATGATACTTTTGCTAATTTGGAATGCGATTTTGGCATATCTTTAGATAGTGGTAATAGTGCAAATTTAAGAGTTAAAGGTAGTGACATTATAACAACAAATAGACAAATGTATGCATGGATAACATGGTAAATAGCTATACAAATGCGTGATTTTGTGGTATAATGAATTAAGAAGATAAATAGTAAGTATAGTTCCTAGGAGGGAAAATAAATGTCTAGTTATTCAATCATATGGAATTTTGAAGAATTAATGCAAGAGCAGAAAGGTAAACGCGCACGAGTATTCAATGAATCGTCAGTAAGGTATTTAGTTCACAGAGCAAATTACAACAGAGCTAATCATAATAACTTTTTAAGAATTGAAGTTTTACACAGTATCAGAAAATACAACGGTAATGAAATTTCAGGCACAATTCTTACAATTACTGTTGATAAAGAGAATTTAAAAATAATTTGTAATTACAAACGTGTTGCAGATGGAGGAGCCTCATTGGATAAAGACCCTTGGGGAAATTCTAGATTTGATTATGCTTATAAATATTTCTACAAAGATGAAAATTGTATTAATGCTGATACTGGAGAACATTGCGAATTTAGTAAAGGCTTTGGGGTTAAATTTTAAATAATATTTTTATACTTCAGGAGATGTTAAAAATGTTAGTTTTAATAGTTATTGCACTTTCCGCAGCTACTTTTGAATTTTATACAATTTACAAACAAAGCAAAGAATTTAATATCAAAATTTTTCATTTATAAGTCTCGCAAGAGGCTTTTTTCTTATTGTAAGGGAGATGACATGATGGTAAGATATATAAGTAATAAAGGCTGGTGAGTGTTACACGGTCATCCCATGAAGAAGGGATCAAAAACAGACAAGCCTATAAAAACAATTATTAAATGTCATAAAAGAAAAGCAGATGCAGATGCACATCATACTGCAATAATTCTTAATAGATAAAGGAGGATTTAAAATGACTAGAGTACCCGGAACAGCAAATAGATTAAACAGTGCTGGTGAAACAATAAATGAAGCAGATTTATTTCAAGCAATGTTAGGAGCATTAGGATCAAATTATGTAGCAGATACAAATGCTCATACTCCAAACACAGGGCATGTATTTATAGCATTTATCTGCATGGAAGAAACAGTAATTGCAGCATATGAACCAGCAGTTGATGGAAATACACTAATAGCGGTAACGTTAGCAGTGGGAACTCCTATTTATGGAAGATTTACCACAATCACTTTAACTAGTGGTTCGCTAATGGCTTACGAGGGAATATAAAATGTTAAAATTAGGACTAGGTTTATACATTAGTCCAATAATTGGAGAAGCTGGAATAATTCCAAGAGTATTTTGTGGAGGCAATGCTGATCATGATATATTTGAATTAAATATTGATACATTAGCAAATATCAATAATGCGGAAGCTGGTGTTGGATTTGTAAGAGGTGTAGGTGCGGTGGGT